TTAACTTGGTCAATAATTCCGTCCATTAAAGGAGTAAATTCGTAGATATCAATAAGCTTGCCCCCACCAGCTTTTACGGGCTTGTTTTCTACAAAGCCAAAGTGTTCAAATACTTTGACATAATTAAGCATACTTGCTTTGACTTTAGTTCTAGCTTCGTATCCAGTAGGAAGTCCAATTTTTTCCTCTTTAATTTCTGTTAGTTTCCCAAAAAAATCAATAACGCCCGGTGTAACTTTTCTAGTTGGTTGTAAGTCTCCTATTCCTTTAAAATTATTGGCGTAAGCATCAATCATTCGCCTAATAATAACACGGAACGGATCATCTGGATCATCAATACCAAGAATAAACCCAACTTCTTTTGATAGCTTATTAGCCATACCTAGTACCCAAACACAATATCACGAGGTGCAGGGGCAGTATCCTTGACCCTGTGCGCCCATGAATCGTAGTTAATGTTATTGATCTGTCGTGTCATACACATATACCTTAGAGCATCGTATGCGTGATCTTCTGCTTTTGTATCGACATCCTCGCTGTTTGTGCGAGAAAGCGGAAGAGAAGGAAGGGTACGAATTAAATTGCCACAAGTAGAGAAGATACGAAGGTGTGGCTCTTCTGTATCCTTATCAAACTGTAGCCGCTTATGAATCTGAAGCTTTCCGGCCATCCTGTCTGAGTTAGAAGGCATCCAACGTATGCCTCGCTCAATCATTGTCTGAGCTACAGAAGGTGCCCCTGCTACTCTGTTCCAGCAGGATTTGTCAAGGACTGAGGTGTACATGGGGGGGTCAAAAGCTTCTGCCTCATGTATCGAATCGGCCAAGTCATCAGCCGTAAGGCGAGTTGAATACAGTTCACGATAAATCCATATGTTTCCATCGTGATCCACAGCGCCCCAAAGTACACAAGAGGGGCTACTAAAACCATAGTCAGCAGCACGAAAGCGGGGCCATCCACTAGGTATCTCAAACGGGTCGCATACATGTCGGTATCTATTAAATTCCGAAAACGCCGCGCCTTCTGCAACATCCCAATCTCCATCAAGTAATCTACGTCGTTCTACCTCTGGGAGCGAAAGAAGCATCGCTTCATATTCACCAGAAGCCATAAGGTATGGGTTGTCGGTTAGCCTTGCCGGAATAAACTTCCGGTAAAACAGAGGCTGACCGGCTTTCTTGTGATTTGGCGGGTAAAGCAGCGGTTCGCCAGAATCAATGTCAGCAGCAGGAAATGGTCTGTTTGGTTCATTCCGATCAATGAACATCTTCTTGATCCACCAACCACCAACACCACCGGGGTTAGCAGAGGCTCTCATGTACGTTTCAATGGATAGGTCTGTTGTACGGAGCCTAGAACGAAGATAATCCCACACATAGGGTGTAGGATAGTGGCCTAGCTCATCGACACCAATCCATGAGAACGCCTGTCCTTGGTATCGTGTTACGTCTTGGTCCCTATCAACGTAGGACATTAGAAGTGTAGCTCCACTCGGAAAGACCCAAAGGTTCTTACTTTCGCGGAAGTGTGCCCGTGGGAAGGCTTTGGGGTAGAGCTTCTTGGACTGATCGATCAGTTCTGCAAGCTCGCCCAAAGTCCTACGTAGTAGTAGGCCCCGGAAGTTACCATTATCTGCATAGCGTAGGGGATCAACTAGCAGAGCGTAACTTTTGCCACCACCGGCAGCGCCCCCGTACATAACTTCTTTTTCGGGTGCAGCTAGAAACTCGGTCTGTGGGCCGGGATTAGGCGAAAAGATTAACTCTCTGTCGCCTTGTTCAAGGGCTTCCTGTACGTCTTTAGGTATAGAAGCTAGAAAGTCCGTATCTGTTACACCACCATTCTCTAACAGATCAATTGTTTTAATGTGGGTCTTTTTCTTTTTTTCTGCGCCCTCTTTAACTTTTTGAGCGGCAAGCTTTTTCTTTTCTGCTTCGCGAAGTCGCCGCTTCGCTAACCTCTTTGCTTGCTCAACACGACTAACGTTGTAGGCTCCCTTTTCACCGGGAGCTAGCTTAGGTCGCGCCATCGGTATTTTGTGGTGTTACGTCTAGCATTGGTTTCTTACCCGGTAACAGCACAATTCCGTGCCTTATATCGCCTGTTATTTCCATTTGTTGGCGTTTTGTAATACCAACCCTATCAAGCACATCTCCAGCAGCTTTATAGCGCAGTTCTAGGCGATTAACGGGTACATCAATGTTATTGCCAAGATTCATAGTATCTACAATGTTCTGTGCCGCTTCTACGGCAGCGCCGTTTAACATTAAACGTGTACGCTCTTGTATTTCCTCTTTTAGAGAAGACAGAACATCTCTGCGGCTGTTTGGGCTGTATCCAGCCTCTGCCATTGCCGCTGGGATGTCACCTCGGTTAGAAAACAAGACACTCAGGAAAGTCTCCTGTTTTTCTGTCAAGTTCTTTTTTAGTAAACCTTGGCTCATAAGTGTTATCTTAGCTTTATTGTTAAATTACTTGGATAGCGCAGAACCTGTTAGTATAGCTCCAAACGCTAGGTGGAACAAACCACCCCCCATTAAAGTAAAAGGATTGTGCTGTCCTGTTAGTGCTTTCATAAGCTCCATCTGAACCATAGGTTCTGGAGTGTTATTAATGATTTCCATGAACAGACTAATGTCTGGTCGGTTTAAACCGTACCAAATGGGTACAAACAGAAAATCATAGAAGCAAATTAGCAGGTACATTGACAATGCGGCCCACCGCCATGTCATAGTTGCCTTTTCGTGGGCGTTTAGAGCCACTGTTAACTAGAGGCACGGAGGAACGCATTTTGCATTACTCGTCACAAAGATTATAACGCCAGCAGCTATTGCCACCAGTGCCATCAGTATGATTACTTTTTTAGTTGTCATGGAGTTTCCTATGTAACAGATTTACTACAAAACAAATGATGCAAGAACAATTACTGCTAATATAGTTAGTATGCATGATTTTGCGGTTGGAATAGCGTTTCCTACTGTAAATGTATGATTTGGCCTCTATAGAAAGAGGCTTCTTGTTGCCCTACTAAGTTTGCTGATGCAAAAACAATAGAATGTATTTCTGCTTCAACCTCATTCTCCCAGAATCTTAGGAAAGTAGAGAACTCAGGGTATTCTGGGGCAATATCATACTTTTGAATAATAAACTCTTGCAACAATGCAGGGAAATCTGGAAATCTGTAGAAGATATGCGCTGTTGTCAAGGTATAATCAGGTATTCTACTTACGGAACTCACTGTAAAATTTCCAATTTGTGCTGTTATTTGGGGAAATACTGAGTGTGCGTAAGCAGAAATACTAGTACATATATTATATACTAGTATAACGCTGTGGGGAGTTTTGTCAAGTAAAAAATAACATAAATGCAACAAAACTAAAAAAAATTTTATAAAACAAAGATTCTGCTTGACAGAACTGCTCTCAGGGTGTATAATAGTATTATGTTTGCCGCGAGGTAAACATACCTTACTACATTAAGAACAGCTCAAACCCCTTCATTGGGGTTTTTTATTGGGTGCAGTACTAAAAAACAGCTCAAAATCCAAAACAGTTTAAAAAATACAATTTCGAGGGGCTGGGTGTATAGTAGTAGGGAGAGGGTGGCGTGGCCCTAGCCTACCCCCCCTCAGAATATACTTATTTATCAATGACTTACGATGGACAAAATAGTCGATATGGTGTCGCATAATATATATTAAGGAAAGCGAATAAACGGCGGGATTCTGCGGGCTAAATGGCCTGATTTATGCGACTGTTTTGTGCTGTTATGGGTGGTGGCCCTTTTGATATTTCTTGATTTGCATATTTTGTGTACATGCGCGCGCGTTTTTGCGCTTCTTACAAATTCAAACCAGACAGCAATTCGCAATTAATCCAGCCCGGTCAGTCGGTTGGGGTGATATCAATAGTTATTGAGAACAGCACAAAAAAAGCCCCGGACTATGCCGGGGTCTAGTTCTCTCTGGGAGGGTGGTTGGTAGCTGTTAGGCTGTCGTCCCGTGCTGGACTGCGCGCTTTTCAGTCTTATCAGTAACAGCCCAGCGATTGACGGCCCGGCGGGCATCGTGAAGGCAACGCTCGTAGAAATCGATAGTCGCATTGTCGAGGGTGCTGAAGTAGTTACCGCCCCACCATTGCGTATCGCCATCGCCGAGCCATCCCGTGACGAACGGGTGATAGTCCTCATCGTGTTTCTCGACTAGCACAATGCGACCTGCTCGCGTGCCAATGGCTGCCGGTGTGGGTTCCTGCTTGAGTATGGTGTAGTTGAGTTTCTGGATCTGCATTTGATTATCTCCGGTTGATAATTAAGCGGCCATCGCTTCGGTTGCGGCCATTGGGGATTGATTGAAGGCCAGCATGAAATCAGTCGCCTTTGCTGCCAAGGTCTCGCGTTCTTGCCGGGTGCGGTCGCAGATATTGTCCAGCGTTTCGGTGCC